TTGGTGCCCTTCTCCAGATCCACGGTGATAGAGTGCGTGTTCGCCGATGGCTTCGCAATCAGGATTGCGTTGATGGCGCTGTCGATCCAGCCGGCGAGCTCCGGCAAAGGCCAGCGAACCGCTTCCGGGTCGATCAGAAGCGTTTGCGCTTTCTGTATGATTTCACTGGCCTTAACCATTCGTTAACCAACCTTACTCGGCGTTAACTTTCGTTGCAGCGTCGGCCTTTTTCGGGCGACCTGCCTTCTTCTTTTCAGGCTTTGCCACGTCGCTGGCGTCGGGCTGCGGCGTAACCGTGGTGCCCTCGCCTTCCGGTGCCTTCTGCTGCTCGCCTGGCTCTCCGTTCGGCTGCTGGCTTTCATCACCCTTCTGGCCGTCCTGATCGCCATTGGCGGCGTCCGCATCCTCGCCCGCGCCGTTTTCATCGCTGTTCGCGCCTGAATTATCGCCACCGTTACCGGTGTCATCGGCGGGCTGCTGATTGCTCGCACCCGGCTCGACGATCTGCGACACGACTTCCATGTCGTCATCGTTGACGAGCTGCTCGGTCTGGACCGCATCGCCAAGGATCATGTCATCCGGCAGAAGCCGGTAATGCTGGGTCGAAAGGAAGCACTGGGCGTGAAGCTGGCTTGGCACATTCGCGACAGCGCGGCCATGTTCATCAGTGGTGAAGTTATAGGCGACGCCACCGACATAAATATCGGACTGCGGGCCAAGCAGGCATTGAATGCGAGGCATGATGTTCCCTCCGGGGTTGATGGGAAAACGGCCACGGAAAGCTTGACGCCCGCCGTGGCCGCTTATCACTCTTTCGTCTGGCGCTTCTCGCCCCGTGGATTAAGCGACAACGGTAAGAGTAATGCCGATGGCAACCGCGGCAGTGGGCGCGGTCGTAATCTTCACGCCGATCCCGCGGGCTGCGTCGTTCGACGGGATGCGATAGGCGCTTGGCTTGGTCGGGCGGAAAACCGCGTCGGCGGTCAGATCCTGCGCGGCAGCGATTTCGGCGCCGCAAGTGCGTTCGGCATCTTCCTTGCCCCAGTCGCCAGTCATCACGCCGATATCGCCGCTCACTGCGCCGTCTGCATCGATGACCGCCTCCACAGGACGGCAACCGGGCGGAATGCATGCGATTTCGACGATATCGCCCACGGCGGCAGTTGCCGGGATCGTGGCGACATAGCGCTGCGTGGTGGCATAGCCAGCGCCGCGAGGATAGGTGACAGGGGTTTTGCCCTTTGCCGCATCACTCTTGAAATGGGTCATTGTCGTAGCTCCGATGGAGAAATCTGAAATGCGACGTGCCGCCCGTCATGGGCGGCGCGCTAATCACTTCTTCTTGGGCCGGGAGGCGTAAGTATCGAGCGCGACCACGCCATAGTCACGGTCGTTGAAGCGCGTCTTCTTCACGCCGAAGATGATGCCTGCGGCAACGGTCGGTTCGTTGTCGTAGTCGCGCATTTCTTCTTTCCACGTGAAGCGCATGCCGCCGGTGGAACCATAAGCCACCACGCCGGCCTGACGGCCCATGAACAGGGCGCGTGCTGCGGGCTGCTTGCCGTCAGCGCCGTAGTCGTCGAAGCGGATCACGCGCTGATGGCTGTGCAGCACGCAATTGTTGATCATGCCCAGCCCGCCCTTGAAGATCGGATTATTCCGGCCTTCGGCAGCGGCAGCGGCCTTCTGGATTTCCAGCCAGCCTGCGGTGTCGCTCGTGCGCAGGTCGTATTCCTGGAACAGAGACATAACGCAGACGTAGTGGGATTCACCGTTGATGGTGACAGGCTGCATGTTGGCATTGTCGGGATTGAGCGAACGCATCATGCCAGCATGAACGACAGCACGTTCGATCAGGTCGCGGTCCATCTTGGACGTGGAGCTGATCGTCGCCTTGCTCTCGGCATCGCCGCCGTAAAGGATATGATCGGTGTCCGGTGCCTGAATCGGGTTCGTGGCGTGGCCGGTGTACGTGACTTCTTCGGTGAAGTCCTCATTCATGCCGCGCGCGCCGGACACATAGATGAAGTTGATTTCATCCATGTACTTCGCCCAGTATTCGGACAGGCGGGCCTTGGCCGTTTTGCGAAGGTCATGAGCGGTGCGCTTGCGGGACATTTTACCGCCAGCGGAAACCGGGTGGCGGAGCTGGTCGATCTTCACTTCATCGGAATAGAAGCGAAGCTGTTCTTCCTTGCCCTCGATGCGATTGTCGCCGGGGGTTGGTTTCTGGCGGAGCTGCGCCGACAGATCGAAATGGATCGTGTCGCCGGCTTCCTTCTCAAGATCAGTGAGGCGTTGGATGATGGCATTATCATCCTCGCCCATGAACTTGCGGGCCCAGTAGCTCTGCGTTTCAACGGAAGCGAATAGTGCGCCCGACCAACGGGCAACGGCAAGCGGACTGCCAAACGGAATCGTGGTCTTTGCGGCCATGACGTGTATCTCCGGGTTTCTCGGGCAGAAGCACGTCATGCGCAAACTGTGCGCTCATAATTACTCGCAACAGCAGGCCAATGCAATAGAGGATTTCGAGCCAGACGGCGAGTTATGGAACCAAGTTATGTCAACAAATGTAAACACGAAGATAGCACTCAAATAGACGAAATTGCCGTCAATGGTTCAAAATGGTGTTTTCCAGAATCGGCCATTTGCTCTATTATTGCTGCTGAATGACAATGGTGATGCTATGGTTGCAAAACGAGAACGCAGGATCGCCGATAGACTGCGCATGAAAGCGAAGTGTCGGCGGCTTTATCCGCACGATAAAAAGGCCAGAGCGGCGGATTATCTTGCTGTTTGCTCCTGTGCCATGTGCGGAAACCCACGCCGATATTTCGGCGAAAAGACAATTCAGGAACGCCGTTTCGCGGCGTTTGCAGCAGAGTAGAGCAACGGTAGCTCACTTGGTTCATACCCAAGAGGTAGCAGGTTCGACTCCTGCCTCTGCAACCAATCCGCCGTCATGCAGTACCGTCCCACTTATCCGGGTAGCGCGAGACATGAGGGCAAAATGCAGATCGCAAGCGCCGGAACACCTCAAAGCTCGCTAAGGCCAGCAACAATCATGAGCCGGGGGCGATCTGTCTGAAATGCGAGAGGGAGACACTCATTCCCGCCCTGTCTACGGATAGGCTCGCACCAAATCAGAACGGCGGCGTGGAAAGCAGACACGCTAAATGATGGGGATCAAGGTTCATCGGGTTGCTGAACACGGCAATGTCTAGAGCCAGTCTGGATAAGAGACGTTACTACGCCCTTGATCCTAAGTGCAGCCGGGGTAGCGTCCGGCCCGTTCTGATATTCGGCCTTCGCCTAATGGTAGGGCATCGCACTTTGAATGCGTCTGTCTTGGTTCGATCCCAAGAGGCCGATCCACTTACTACTACTCCCAAGATTTATGGTTCTTGACAGCGCCGGGAAAATGGCGCTTTCGTTTCCTATTCGTTCTCGTTTGGCGGCAGAACAATAACAATGCTTCCGGCAAAGGAGAAAAGCGATGAATGAATATGTGCAGCGTTATGCGAATTGCGAGTTCCACGTAGAGCAGTGGACAGATGACGACTTGAGGGTCGACACCCTTCTAAGCTGTTCAGTGAATGCACTTATCGCCAAGGCGGCATACGAGGAAGCTACCCGGCAGCGCCCAACGCGGATCGTACGTCTTCGCCACCGGGCGCGCATCATCGCACAGCACATACCCGACAATTTACGCCAAGCCGTATAGCAATAAGGGCCGCGATCTGCGGCCCTTCCTGTCAGATTGCGATTATTCGCAGGTTCCCGATTTTGTCAGTACGGTCGCGGGCGCCCGGTTATTCCCCGCGTAAAGCGGGGCGGGATAACGCCGTCATCCAAGATGCGTATCGGGTAAATGTCGGTTGCGAAAACAAGCTTGACCGCTCGGCCCTGCTTGTCCTCGACCTTAACAACAGCCGCCTCCCCGATCTGGACGGCTTTGCCTATCCCTACCGTCAATGCCAGCATTAGCCACCGTACCGCAAAAATTCATCCTGCTGCTCCGGCGTCATGGCCTTGAACCTCTTTTCATACTCAAGCGGTGCGGAGACAGCGAGGCGGCTTAGGTAAGCGAAATGCCCGTTATCGTCCGACGCATCGTTGATATCGTCGGACGGAAGTCCGTTGAGGTTCGGCGGCATATCGCGCTTGGCTGGCTGTTTTGCCGGCTTCTTCTCGGACTTGTCGCCCTTCGCTGCCTTCGCTTCTTTTTTGTCGCTGGCCGTTGGCTTGGCGGACTTAGCCGGCAACCCCAATTCGGCCTGTATCTCGGCATGCGCCTTCTGCACCAGTTCGATCGACAACGGGCTGGCGCCATTCTTCCGAGCTTCTGCCTGGGCGCTTTTCACCTTCTCATTCAGCAGATTGAAAAGGAGCCCGCCGGGCTTGTATTGCTGGTTTTCAGCCAGGAACTGATCAACCTGCCCGAGATAGGCTGCGCTCGCGTCCTCAATCGCAGCCTCGGCCTTGCCTTGCGCCTTAAGCTGTGTCGCGAGCTCGGCGCGAAATTCCTTGTCCTTCTCAAGAAATTCCTCGCGAGTG